CGATAGATGTGGGTGGCGCACCAACTGTTTCATTTTTAGAGAGTGGCGAAATATTCGCAGAAGCAACTCTATTTGCTCCTGATCTGACAAGCAATGCCTCTACTGAATCGAATCGTGTATCTAAAATAAAACGATGTCCTGTGCCCACTGCTGCTGAAAAGGGTCTATCAACAGTAGCAGTTCTTGTTGAGCCAACATAATCAGTAATAACTCTTGATACGTTATCTCCCGGATTTCCGTTAGGCGCACCACCAACGATTCTTAGAGTTAAACCCTTGTAAATGTCATTGTTTGAACAGAAACCATCCGGGAATACAATAGTCGAAGTTGATCCACCGGTAGCATTAATGCCATATCCACTATTTGAACCAATTGAAGTTGTGTTAATGTCTGTTAGATAAACTTTATAAATGTAGTTATTACTTTCAGCGGTGTTACCCGATACACTATAGAATGTGGATAATTTAACTTTTGCGGTACCCATTGTAGTGTTCACAATGTTCGATAAATTCCCGCTGTAAAACGCTATTAAACCAGCATTTAAAAGAGATAAATCAACTGTGCCGTACTGATTCGTGGCAAAATTGCCATACATGCCATTTGCGAAAACATAATAACCATAATCTGTGCCGATTCTTCGGTTTGATACCGCTTCGGTCGTTCTAGGCTTTGCTATGGTAAAAATAGTAGGTGCAGCGGTCTGAAATTCGTATCCCTTAATGTATGCTTTACCGGATGAAAGGCTGATATTAGCAAATGCAGAATTCGATGTGCTATCTGTAACCGCAATTGTAAAGTTTTTGATTACATAATCACCAGATTCATCTGATGTTCTTCTTGCCAATTCATCACCAATAGCCGCATAAATTGGAGTCTGTACAACTTTTTGAGGAACACCATTATCAATAATGGCTAATTCAACAAATCTGGTCAAATCGATACTGTTTAATGGACGATTGTCCAGTGTCATTGTAATTTCATAACGATCTGCACCGGGTGCTTGGAAGTTGGAAGAGCCCTGTGCTGGATCAAGCAACGATGTATCTTCCGAATAATCAATTAAATCTTCCGAAACAGTGAAGCCGATAATTGAATTACCCTGACGAGTATACTTGTTTACTGCAACCGATTGTGGTTGTGTTTTAACAAAGAAGCCGTCATAGTAAAATACACCTTCGTTGACAGAAAACGCTTGGCAGTTGCCTGTAGGACTTGATGCTGCTACGTTGGCGTAGTAAGTTATTGCCGATGGATCAGTATTTTGAGTGTAAATGGTTTCATCAGCGGAGAATGAATCACCATACAATTGATTGATGATGAATGTAATAGGCTCACCAGCGTTTGAATCTGCTGCGTAAGACTTTAAAACATATGCTCTTTTTGTATTGGCAGCATTACGGATAGTTTGTTTATCAAAATTAATATATGAAATATCTTGACTGGAATATGTCGAAGCGATATTGATATAAGCAGTATTTTGAATTACAATTTGACCGCCAGTTACAACTGAACCGGTTTGGAAGATGTGGTCGCCAAATTTTTTAATTTGATCCTGAATTATTGTTTGAAGTTGTGTTAATTCACGTGCTTGAACCGCATTACCCGGCTTAAACAGTACACGATAATAATTTTTGTCGTCATCAAAATCGTCGTAGTACGGATCAACATTAAAATTTGTAGTTAGTGCCATTTATTAACCTTTAAAATCTAACAATAAGTTTGATATTTTCAGCTTGACCTTCTGCTCTTGTCGTTTTTGTTGCGTTTTGTGTATAGAGAATATCACCAGAATATGGTTCAAATTCTGGATTTTGAACGGTAACAACCAAACGATCCGAAACGCCAGAACTTGCGCCTCTTAAAGGAACACCAGTTCTAAACGTGCCCCTAACATTTGTAAGTCTGACTTGATCAAACGACTGATCTAAAACTGAGCCGTGTGCAATTGTATTTGCTGCTGTAGTATCGTTTGGCAATCCTTGATATGCAAACTCATCGATTGAATAATTCGAACCAGCAGTTATGGTTAGAACAGTTGCTTGCGAAACGACGGCACTAGCATTTACTGCCGATACGACGGTGTTTTCACCATATTTATGAGGATTCACGAAAATACCATATTGTCTAAAAGTTGTATTTGCTGGTATTTTTCCGTTTTCTGTCGAATCAATTTCACCAATTCTCGATACTACCATAACACTATTAGCACCAAGTTCTCTTGCTGGATTGTATGCGTGACCATATTTCATATCACGAATTACACGTACAGACGCATTTGAACCTGTGCCATAAACAAAAGCATTTGCTCTCGAATAATTGGTTCCGATTGTTGTTACTGTAACTTTAGTTAAAAATCCATTCGCATTAACTGTGGCTGCGGCAACGGCACCTGTCCCATCACCATCGATGTATATACGTGTCGTTAATGAAATTTGATTTGCTGTTGTATTACCACCACCTGCTGATGTAGTTGCTGTAGACAAGAAGATGTTATTATTTGGCACATCTAATCTTGAAATAAATGTTCCTGGTGCAATACCTGTACCAGAAACAATCATGTTGGCAGCAACGTTTGTGGTATTTGCTAAAGTCAGTCTTGTGCATCCTGAAGAGAAAACAGGAAGAACTGCTACGTTATTTTCATAGAAGCCAGAACCTGTATTTTCAACAACGATTGTTGTAAGTTCGCCGTCAACAACTCCAATTAAATTTATTCCATAGTCCAATTGATTTGTGCTTGATGGCGCTGGAATCCAATCGTCTGCCAAAAATTTATTCGATGGCTTAACATTAAACATGTACTTCCAAATGTAACCATCAGAAGTGGCAATATTACCATTAGATGATGTATAATCACCCGTTGGCTCGACAGTAGAGTTGGCAGATGCGTTATTTGAAAGACATTTGTAAACGTTTCTTTGAGATGTAAAAACATACATCGGTCTAACGTTGAGTGATGTGTTTCCTGTTAATAACTCATCCAAATCGATCAAGTCATCATACTGTTTGTATTTTGTATTTGAAGTCCAAGAAAATTTAGGTATGACAAGTTCAACGTCATTGCCAGTAATCTTCTTGGCAGCAATCATGTTTTCCCATGCAAGTTTCTCATCATTCACAGAATCTACGATTGAATTTGGGACGTTTTCGTCAAAATAAGGTAAATGATTGCCAATAAAAACGTAGCCAATTTCTGGCGCAGGCTCATAGAAAGATTCTTTGAACTGAACCGCAGAGATATATGGTATTTTTTTAGTTGTAACTGAAGTCATAAATTATATTTATTGCTTAAATATGATTGCTGTCTGTGCATTTGATGTCTGATACCACGACACTGGATTAAAGGTAATTTTAGCACCCGAACCAGCACTATTTGGAGTCACATCTGGTGTATAGTAATACTCTCCAACTCCTTGAAGCACACTATTACTATTTAGTGTAACTTTACGGATGGCACCATTGCTCGGATAAACTTCAACAAGCGCATTGGCTGCGGTGTTTCTGCCAGTAAATCCAACAGTGATTACAGCATTCGTTTGAACGTTCGCAACAGGAGTGATCGTAAACACAGCGTTTGTATATGAATTGCTGTTCGCCGTAAGTGTTACAGTAGCAGTTTGACCAACATTTGTGGTTGTTGTGAGTGTCAAATTAGCCACGTTTCTAGTGTTAGCATTGTATCCTATACCGAAAGAAGCCGCAGTTGTTGGCGTTTGCAATGTAGCAGTAGCAGGATTCAAAACACCTACGACGATAATATCTGCGCCATTAGCATATAGTCCAACATTACGCATAGTTGTTCTAACGATTGCGCCGAATGCGCCATTTACTTCTACTGTGCAGTTTGCCACAAGATTGGCGGTCGATTGTGTGGTCGAGAATACGATGTTGCCGTTCACATATCCTGAACCACCAATTAATGGACGAACTTCTGTAATAGAAACTGGAGTAATATTTGGCGTAACATTTGAAGGTGGAATACGATACAAGCCCGCATCCACAATCAAAATAGAGTTCATGTTAATTACACCATTTGATGGAAATACATTGTAAGTTGCTATGGCATCTCTTACAGCGATACCACCAGTGAATACGAATCTACCATTCGCAAGTGCAACACCAGCAAAAGTATTTGTAGCAGTATTGGATGTAATTGATATCACAGAGTTTGGCGAATTATTCATTACCGCCGTTGGTAAAGTGCCATTTGCATACAAGCCAGGATCGACGATTGTAATTTTACGAATCTGACCATCCAGAGGTTTCATCTCTAATGTAAATGATGCATTACCAATATTCGCACGTGCAATCGGAGTTCCTTTGTACAAACCTTTATTGAATAGCGTGACGTTTTGTACGAGGCCTTCTGTTGTTACATAAATTCGTGCGTTTGCTGCAATGTTGTCATCTCCGCCACCTGTAAATTGAATGAAACTATTAACTCCGTAAGCAAAGGCGTTAACGGCGATAGAATTTACTTGTGCAGAGTATTGTGGGAAAGTTTCAACACGAATTGTTGCTTGACGACTTGGATCGCCTCCAGAAATTACAAGAACACCATTTGAGTGTCCGTTACCAGTGCTTGTTACAGTTACCGAAGAAATTACAACGTTTGCATTAGTATTCGGTCTAGCCAATGGAGCTGATTGATATAATCCAGAGTCAATTACTTCAACAGTATTTACTACGGTATTTGGGTGTACAATTAATCTTACGTTTGCATCTCTTAATGGTGAACCACCAGAGAATATCAGCCATCCATTTGAGTAACCTTGTCCACGAACATTTATTCTAATGCTATTCGCATCAATTACACGATGTGGGTTACTATCTGGTATTGCAATAGGTTTGTTGGCATACAAACCACCAGACACAAGTGTTAATGTTCGAATCGTACCATTTGAATTAAATACTTCTACGTTTGCAACTGCTGGTATTGCTTCATCTGTGCCAGAGAATGTCATCACGCCATTTTCGTAACCAGAACCACCAGCGGTGATTGTGAGGCTTGTGATTTGTCCACCGCCATTCGAAAACACCAGATATCCATTTGAATATCCAGAACCAGCATTAGCAATTACAAGATTTGAGATATTTGATGTTGTAATTATAGAGGTGTTGCTAACAATTGTATTGATTTTTCTAATCTCACCATTAACGGCGATGAGAGAACCTAATGACAAAATGCCTCTTGTGTTTGCAATATTATATTTTGTACTATTGCCGGTAACAACTACTCTACCATTTCCGACATTAACTGTACCAGCAATCGTATTTGCGGTGAAACTTTGAACTGCCACATCAGTTAGTTCTACAAGATTTTCTTTGTTGTATAGTGCGTAGTTGACCATACCAACAGGATGCAACAACTGCTTCAGCATTGACTTATATTTGCTGAATTCTGTTTTTGAAGAAATCACATATGAGTAATCAACATAGTAATCTTCACCTTGAATCTTTCTTTCAAAAGAAGAAATAATAGAATCTGATGTAGTCCAACGACCTGGTGCAGATGCATATGAACGCTCAATCTCTGCTGTTGCTGTGGCGGTACCATCTCCACCAACGATACTTACGGTAGGATTGTATTCGTAACCAGAACCTGGATTAATAACTTGAATCGAAATAATTTGACCGTTAGCAGTAAAGCCAGTAGGAGTTAAGATTTCACCATCACCAGCCAACGAGTCGATTTGAATATTGGCGCCTAATCCTGTATTGGAACTAACAGAAATTGTTGGAAAATTACCTTGCGTATAACCATAACCACCGAGTGGCCAACGATCATATACACCAATTTTTTTGTTTGATGCTGAATATGTAAATACTGATGAAACTGTGGCGATAGTGTCGCTTGTGATAGAAGAAACTATTCTCGATTCATTGTTAATATCTACAAGGTCGCCACCTTTCAAATCTTGTGTGAAGAAAGTTCCTGTTCCAGTAATTTCATTACATGCGGCTGAAACAGCACCCACACCACGGATACGAGAATTAGCAGAGTCGATTCTTTGAATTGCACCAGTAACAGATATTTTACCAACAACAGCGGCAGCCATTTGTCCATAAGTACCAGGCGGATTTGATCCAAAAATAACTTCATCACCGATTTGATAATTTGAACCAGCATCAACGATTCGATAGCGACCAATTGATTTCAAACTCTTAGAGTATCGGAAAGGAGCTGATGCGTATTGTGCGCCAGCGGCATCTAAGAACGTCGAATTCTTTTCTGTTAACGGTACCGTAGAAGAAAGAATTTTAACATTACTAATTGGACCAACAGTGAGTGTGACATAGTTAATAGCATTAGCGATTGAGTTCGCAACGTTAATAAAAGGCCTTGCAAATGCTGAACCAAAGTTTGCGTTAGTTATGGCCGACTGTACATTTAAATTAGAGATTACATCAGGTGAAACTTTAAATGAGTTTGCTGCGTTGGCACCGGACGTATCAATATTATCAACAACAACAGTCATTGTTGTAAATGCGCTGTTGCCATATACGGAGATTGGGGATGCATTTGTAAATACTGCACCGCCGTGTACAATACTTACAGTATCAATTTCACCAGTAATAACTCTCTCAACAGTGCCGAAAGCATTAACGGATGCGTTTCCACCAAATACGAAAACAGAATCGCCTACACTATAGTTGTTTCCTGCGTTTGTGATATTGAATTTTCTAACAATCGAAAATGTCGATGCTCGAATGTCAATTGAAATATTATTTGTCTCATCATTAATTGGTATTGTAACGATCTCACCATTTAAAAAATTACCACTGAGAGATTTTAAATTGATTAGAAGTTCAATAGGTAAACCAAGATTTAACGTATCTGAGACAATTCTTCGACTTGCAGTTTCAATAATTGCCGAAGCACGTGAAGTAATTCCTGTAACTTTACGATTGTTTAATAATGTAATATCAAAATTTTCGTAATTTACATTAATTATTGAGCCGTTGGCAGGAGCAACGACAAAATTCAGTTGACGATATTCTTTGTTAATAAAGTAATCAACATTTGGAATTTTAATTACATTATTTACGTAAACACTTACTTCATCTTTTCCAGACTTTTGTGCAAGATAAAATGTCTTGTTTGTTCCATTTCCAACATAGCGGCTTGAAATATCAGGATTAACTCGTAAACGATTGTCTATTTGCCAGTTACTAGCCGATGCACGAAGAACATTATTTTTTGGTAAAATGATATCAATATCTTCACCAAATACCAATTGAAATAAAAGTTTGAAAGAGTTCTCTGAACCCTTTGTTTTATATAAAGGCAAAAGGTGTTTGAACAAAAGTGCTTTGTTCGATTGTACTTCAAATGGTACTAAAGCGCCATATGTGTTGTAAAAATTGGCTTCGAATTGATCCAAAGAATCATCAACATCTCGAATATTTCTTAAAGTTTTTGCTGTTGTGACTAAATTATTTGAAGTGGGCGCAGTGTTGGCCTGAGTTTCTAAAAACTCATAATACGCTTCTAGGAACGAGATGAACTTCGGATATTCATCACGGATAAATTCTGGTACCTGTTGATTAACAAGTATCGATGTTTTTAAATCTACGGACATTATACAGTTTCTAACGTTGTACTGATTGATGTTGGATCATCTTGATCTATTGTAACTATTGTATTTTTTTCTGTACTTATAATGCCTTTTTCCGATTCAATCGTAACTCGAATATCACCCTCAACAGACTGTGTGCCTTTGATGTTAATGTTTGATATTTTAATTGAACCAACATCATAGTCAATTTCGCCAGCATTTTCATCTACAATTTGTCTCTGAGCAAAAGAATCGTAATAAACTGTGCGAATTGTACCGGTTCTTCCATCGATCACTGCTGAAGCAGTTGCGCCATAACCTCCACCACCAGTAATAGTAACAGTAGCACGTGTGTAGTCAATACCACGATTGACCATTTCAATACTTTGGATTCTACCGTTCACGATTGTTGCTGAAGCATTTGCTCCTGTTCCATCGCCTTCAATTGTAATTGTGGGTTGAGAAGTGAAGCCTGCTCCAGGATTTATAACTTGAATCGAAGAAACACCGGAGAAAGATTGTGGAACTTCATCAAATTGTACTTCACGGTCAACTCCATTGGAGTCTGCTACTGTAAAAATTGTTGAAGTCAGTTTATTACCGATAGTACCTCTACGCAGAGGTGCATTAAAATTAATAGTATATGGCGTCGAGATGTTTAAAATTGGAGTGAACCTTTTTTGTAAACGAACTGATACACTTGAACCAATAATCGCATTTGTATCCACAGAATCAATCGTATCTTGCACTTTAGATAGAATGAATTGTGAACCAAACTTATCCAAATTTACGGTCTTGTAATTGAGAATGGCATTTCTAATTGCCGATTTAAGTTGTGTGTCACTGAGTTTAGTTTTTGTTGGATTATATGTAACGTCAGAAGACACCAGTAAATACAGAAACTCTGGATCACGGAACACGGTGTTAATAGCAACAATTGCTCTAGGCTTAATTAGTTCGTCGATAATTTTTTGTTTCTCAACATCCGAAAGAAAATAGTTTACCTTAGATTTGATAGCAATATAAACGATACCAAATTTTGGAGGTGACTCATCTTCTCCGCCCCAAACGGAAACAGAATCTACAAAAGGATAATTCTTTATAATATAAGATTCATAGTCTGGAAAAGTGACTAAACGATTCTGTGTTGTAAATTGTAGCGGTGCAGAAAATTTAATTTGATCAACAGACTCTCTTTCGGAACCACCCGAAGCCTCAGTTATTGGATCAATGATAAAATCTGTACGAGAATTGTTTAGTGAATCTGTTAAAGAATCAGTTGAAATAAAATTATTGGCTTTGTTGGCCGCACTTCCATTCGTAACAAGATATTCAACAGTTACAACTGAGCCGTCTGGTATTTTTTTGCCTATGATATTGTCGCCAAAATAAATTGCATATTGCTGCGCTCTGTTTTCTTGTAAGTAAAATACTTCAGATTGTGTAGTTGTATTTGACGCATCAGTTGACAACGTATAAACTGAAAAATCTGTGTTTGCCGGCGATGGCTGCACAGTGACGTATAAAGTTGATGTGTCTACGTTCGGATCAGGAAGTATAAAGAGTTGTTTTGGATTTGAAGCGTTTTCTTGAACGAATGAATAAGATACAAGTTGGCCCTCATAGATGGGTAAATTCAAAAAAGAAAAATTAGTATTAGATTTCGTTACAGTATAATTCGAGAGTGTGACGAAATTATAAGAAGCACCATCAACCTCATTCGAAATAAATCTATGACCTTTTGGAATCGTAATTGTGGTGTCATCTACTGTATTTGTTACCACGCTAAAGTTAATTACAGCACGTGCCGCTTTACGTGAATGTGGAATATATCCTAAAACTTTTGAGTGAGAAACGACAGAATCACGAAGTAAAGCTGTGTCCATGAATGCTTCATTTGCAATCATGTTTAAGTAATATGCTTGATAGTGGGTGTTATATGCTAAAATATCCAAGAGAATATTTAAGCCCGAACCCTCAAAATCATAATCAGTAAACTCCGACTGTTGATTTAAAAACGTTTTTAAATTATTCTTGATTGAGTCAAAATCAAGTTCTGTTACGGTTAAACGATCTGCCATTTTTATCTAATTCTCTCTAAGAAGAAATCAATGGTAATTGGATTAGGATTATTGATAATGAAAAATGTCATTGAAATATTGTATCGATTTTCATCTGGATACGCTGTTGCTATTACTTCCGTAACATTAACTCTAGGTTCATAATTCAATATCGTTTCTATAATCGCTCTTTCTATTTGAGCAGAAATGATTGGATCGACATTCTCAAACAATAAACTTCTTAATCCGCTTCCAATTTCGGGTCTAAACGGGCGCTCATAAAAGTTAGTGGAGATTAAGTTTTTGACGGAGTTAATTACAGCATACTCATTTAGATGCTTCGCTATGTCCTTTTTGACAGGATGAACTGTAAATGCCAAATTTAAATCCCGATACGTTCTCTCTGAAGGTATTCTGGGATTATTGGATGTGATTGTGGTAGTCATGTTTTATTTATTCAACCGGCAAAAACATTTGGTGAACCGGCAGCAACTGCCGTGCATCCACCAATTCCATCACCCACTCGACCAGCACCTCTACCATTCACTCTGACTGTGCTAGAGCCACCAGATATAGCACCAACATGCACGTAACAAGGCTTATCGCCTGGCACCAAATGAGGTGTATTAATATGTCCCTGACAACTCCAAGGTATGCCGTTCACAAAAACATTGGTTGAGCCTTGGGCCCTTATGGGAGTTGAGCAATGTGTAATATCTGTATCTCCAATTCTACATGCTGCTGGCATATTTTTCTCCTTTAAGTCCAACCCGGTGGATTAGTAGTGTAACTGGGTGGTGTATCCACACCCTGTCCTTCAGATAACCATGCACCAGAGTCTTCTGTTGGATAAATTTTTATTGGTCCCGCTGGCGGCGGTGAAGTAAAAGTTATAAAATTTCCATTTACGGTATACATCGAAGGTGTAACAACTATTGAACTGCCTTCAAAATAAACCGCAATATTATATTCCGTTGTACCGGGTTTGTATGAAGGAGTTCTCGACAAAGGTCCAAATGTGGTCAAAACTCCATTACCCGTGAACGTATCCGCTTCAAATTGATACTGTTGAACAACTCTCGTTGGATCTTCTGGATTCTCTTCAACATATACACTATTAACTAACGAATTTAATCTTGTAAAATGTCTAGTCGGTATCAAATGTACATATTGAATAATACCAGAATTCGCACTAACTGTTCCTTGAAAATTAAAAACTGCCAATTTTTCTAAAGAATCATCTGGATAAAATTTTATAAGATGATTCCATCCAGTTTTAGAACTGTGTGTTGGTGCCCTATTTGCAATCAAAGTTGAATACGAATTATATGTTGTTACAACAAAATCCCCTTCGGGCTTTGAATCTGAACCATAAAAACTTGGCTGATCTTCTATGTAATTCTTTGAATTGGTCACCTGATATATGTCTCTAGTTGCTAAATCTTCTCCATATTCACCAGTTAAAGTGAATGTCACTTGATATGTTTGTACAATTCCAGTGGTAATGAGAATACAACTTGTGTTTACCATTGTGACGCCACTTATCACCGTTTCTGTGGCAAGCCCCTTATCAACAATTGCATTAACGTAAGTAATGTTTACTGGCTGTCCAGCATCAACATCCATTTTAGGATGTGTAAAAACTACAGTTTCTCCAGCAGGAACTGGAGTAAATTGTCTACCATATTCCGAAAGTGCCATTAAAAACTACCTCTAGACATTAACTCTTTGAATCTAGGCATCCAGGATTCTATTTCATCATGATCTTCTTTCGAGTGTGGCGGTGGCGGCATGTACGGATTAAATTTAATCACCGCATCAAACTTTTTAGGTATGTCTTCCCAACGATCATAAGTTTTAAGTTCACCTTCAAGCAAAATAATAAATTCATGTTTCATTTTAATTCAGCCTAATTATTGATCCTCTTATTGTCATGACACCACCCGATCTAATTGATGCCGATCCACTTGCTGATATATCTAAAGTCTGACACGTTGCTTTTAATTGCTGTGATACTGTCAGCGTGGCATTTTTTCTAATTGTGCCACTCAAATTTCCATCAACCGTTGCAGTAACATCTCCCTTAACTGTAGCAGTAACATTTTTTCCTACAAGAGCAGTAACATTCTCATCAACTTTTACGAATGCATTTTTCTTCACATACACTTCAGCATCGCCCTGCACAGTCACAAAACATTTGCCCATAATGTAAACACGATCATTACCCATAACTATTTCATAATTATCTTTCGTAACTTTTTCCACTTTGTCGCCAGCAGGAAACCATTCTTGAAATGATCCATTACGGTGAGCAAGATGAATGCGTTCTTTGCCGACAGTATCATCGAACTCCATAATGTGTCCTGATTCAGTTTCCGTAACATTATTATATGGATATTTCGTTCCATATTTTGTTTCAGGTTCATTCCAAGTTCCATTGTATGTCGGCACAGATTTCACTACATTAGTTTTGCGTTCTTGAATAAATGTTTTTTGAATTGTGTCCGAATCATTTCGTGCGATTCTAGAAGTTGTTGGCTCATCTAAAATATTAGGATATAAAGATGCTTTACTTTCTTCTGTGATTTGTATTCCAGTTCCATCCGTCTTATACGTTTTTGATTTTGGTGGTCTTGGTGCAGAAGACAATTGTGCATCAGTTCTTGGATCATTAAACGGATCTTGATTGTTTGGTGCTTTTAATGGTATACTAGGAAAAGAACCCAGCATTACAGGTTGTTGAGCATTTTCGGCATCAAGAAAGAAACCGAAAACCATATCTCCTTCATTTGGAGTATACACATTAACAGAGTTTACAGGAATACTTGGAACAGCCCAAGGCAAACTATTGGTAGGTAATTCCATTTTATTAGCAGAATGCCAACCGACACAACGAACTCGACAACGACCCAATTTTAATGGGTCTTGTCTGTCTTCTATTACTCCAGTCCACCAAATAAATCCATCTTTACCTGCAA